TTCTTTTGTAGTAGTAACTTGAAATACCGGACCAAATAATCCTTCAAGTACAAGCTGATGAGTTTGAGTTCCGTCTAATGTTCCAGTAGTACCTATTCGATATTTTGCATTTACGCATTTCTCCATGATTGCTGTAAGAGATTTAGCTTTAAAGTTATGTGCTTCATCTCCTATAATCATACCATAATTTGTATACCAAGTTGCTGGTAACTTATAAATTGATTGCCATGTACTTATAATAACTCTTTGATGTATGTCAATTTTCTCGCGGCCGGAATATATTCTATGACAATGTTCGTTATGATTCCAAGTATCTTTACTTGAATAGTCTCCGAAATCAGCATACATTTGTTCTACTAATGAAGTTGTAGGTACTATAATAAGAATCTTTCCATCAAAGTTTTCTAGGTAATATCTTATTGCTAAATATATGATTAAACTCTTTCCAGAAGCAGTAGGTGATAACAATAAGGATCGTTCTTGAGAAAGCGTGTGCGAGAGTCCCTCAAGTTGATAGTCCCTTGGTGTTATATCAGATCCATTCACAGAAAGTGAGATTTTTGATAAAAGGGAATCTAGGTTAGGCTCAGATAGTGATTCGAGTGTACCATATTTTTCATTTTCAATCACTTCTAGGTTATAATCTCTTACGTCACAAAACTCACGTAAATATTTGTATAAACCATTATATAAAGTTTTCTTTCTACTATCATATAGTCTTATTTTACCGTCCCACATGCGATTACGATAGGCTGGCATAAATTTATAACCTGGAACAAAGAAACAAAAGTGTTCACTTAATTCCATCTCAATAGATGGATCACATTCTACATGCATGTGTACTTCGTTTCTTTTAGATATTTTAATGGTTTCCATTAGATACCGCTAGTGAACTTCCTCCACTCGATCATGTTCTTAATGTTTTGATGTCTCCATTTGACATTATCTAATATTTCTTTTAATGCTGAACAGAGTTCTTCTAGATATTGTATTTTAGCTTGATGTTCTTGTATAATTGGATCTGAATCATAATAGTAATCCATATCTCCCTTTAATACTGTTAATCCACCTAAAGGATCGTAATCCCACCCTTTAGCATCAATTTGTTCTTTACTCATCTTGCCATTATAATGCAACCATTTGTCTTTAAGTAGCACCTTAAATTCAAGTTCGGCTTTTTTGAGTTTCATACGGTTAACAGAAAGTAATTCGAGATATTTACCGTGTAATTTTGCGGAGTCTCTTGAGGCCTCATCTAGATTCATTTCATCTATAACTGAGTCTTTCTTCCACATTTCTAAGATTTCTTGCAAATTATTCATATTATTATTATACCATACTCTAGTGAGTTTGTAAACGGTTTAAGTGAAAAAACCCTATACAAATTCAAAGTTTGTATACGCAAATGTTACATCCATTTGTACGTATTCAACTGATTCTGCTTGAGCATCAAATTCAACTGCACTAATATTTGTAGGAAATACACCTTTAAACTGTATCTCTTTACTTACATTATTATGTGATGAAAGTATTAAAAGAGTTGCATCTGCTTTAAAATCTTCTGCGTTATTAGTTTGAGCTAAATTATGTATCCAATCAAATGTTTCAATATAGTTTTCCATATCCTCAGTTACATTGATTCTTAAAGCAAGATCTTCAAAAGATAATCGATCGCCTGTAAATGAAAGATTCACTCCACGATATGGAGTTTCAACTGGTGCAATACTTATACCTGGTAATGAAGCTGCGACAGCAAAGTATTCTAGATTTGGATACTTAGTACTGTCAATTTTAAATTGAAAGCCTACTGGGCTTAAAAAATTCTTATTTGTAGTTAATGTTGCCATATATCTATTTATACAAAAAGAAAAGGGAGTCCGAAGACTCCCTTAAAAAGAGTATTAACTCTGGCTTACACCATGATGTCGTCAACTCTGAAGATTCTGAAGTATTGGTTGCTTCTGTCGTTACCAACACCATCAAGAGCTACGAATGGGTTTGCGACCATACCGTATCTTGTTTTGAATCCCATTCTTGGTTGGAAATCATTCTCACCAACGGCTTTAACCATTGTTAGTGGAACGTATGGGCAGTAGAATAAACCTGCGTCATATGGATTAGATCCTCTGTAACCAACACAAACAAAGTCTACAGTTGAATATGGATCAATGTAAACTTTTAATCTTCCGTTAAGAACACCAGCAAAAGTATTACCTGTGTCGTCAACGTTTAAGTTAGCTGCTAATGCAGGAGTGTAATCTAACATACCAGCAGCTGCTAGAGCTGAAGCTACGTCTGAAGAACAAAGGATAAAGTTACCTTTACCTCTTCTTGTTTCTTTAGCGATTACATTACATTCTCTTTCGATCTGCATGATAAGACCTTTAAATCTTTCGACCATCCATCTACCGTCTGAGTCTGAGTTTACATCAAATACACCATTTACAGCTGTTGAGCTTTGTAGAGCACCAATTTTAGCAGTTTTAAGAACTGTTCTAACAACTTCTCTGTTGATTTCTGCAAGAATTTCAGCAGATAGAATGTTAGCTAGTTCGCCTTCTGCGTCAAGACCATGAATAGCTTTAAGGTCTTGAGCTAATTCCATTGTGTACTCAGCTTTTAGAGCTCTTGACTTAGCAGTCACAGTTGATTTCTCAATTGTGAAAGCCATTTCGTTGTATGCACCGTCTCCGGTTTCACCAACGCCAAGTCTCTCTGCGTCTGCTGTAGCGATACCACCACCGAATGTTGAAACTGTGTCAGCTTCGTCGGCAATTGATCCATCTGTATTAGAATCTACAACACCACTTAATCCTGTTGGATCAGCTTGATGTGTACCAGTTCCAGAGTGTGAAGTATCAGCTTCATTAAATAAAGCTTCTGATCCACTTTGTGAACCGTATTTTGATTTCATTGCAAAGATAAGTCCTGTAGGACCACTCATTGGCTGAACGCCAGCGATATCATAAGCAATCAAGTTAGGCATTGCTCTACGTACTAAAGAAATTAATACTGGGTCAAAAGTACCGATGTTATTCGGTGCTGAACCTGAACCAATATTGTTAGCTGCAGCTGCTTCAGAAATAAAATTTCCTTGAGCTTGAGCTCTTTCTTCTTGTAGGGCAATTTCTTGGTTTTCTAATAGTCTAGCTGTAACAGCTTTTCTATATCTATCGGAAATTTCAGGTGCTGACTCGTGCTCGAGAACAGGACCCCATTTTTCCATTCATTTTACGTCTGCTTGAAACATTTCTGTTTTCCCCTATTTTTACTTTTTAAAGTTAGTTATAGCTTGTGTATATCTAGCCATAGACTCGGATACTGTTTCTTCTGAAACTTCTCCATCGCCTAAAAGACTGTCAACTTCATCAACTGATTCTTCAGCTTCATTTTTGAAGTATGATTCTTTAACAACTTTAACTTTGGTTTCAAAGTTTTCTCTGTTATCAAATTCGATATCTTCTACTAATGATGCTAATTTCTCAGCTTCAGTTTTTGCAAGCCCTTCTGATAATTCTCTTACTACTTCTTTACGCTCAAATTCTTGAACTTTATTATGTAGATCAATATTATCTTGTGTGGTTTTGTTTAAAGATTCCTCTAGCTCAGAGACTGATTCGTTGAGTTCATCAACTAAGTCTACTTTACCTTCTGGAACTTCAATATAGTGTTCTTTGAACACACCTTGTAGAGAAGTCATGAATTCTTCTGCAATTTCGGTTCTAAGACCTTGTTGTACAGCAACTTCATTTTCTTTCATCCAGTTTTCAACAACGTAGTTTAAGTAAGAATCTACTTTTTCTACTAATGAATTCTGAACTTCAGTTACTTCTTCTTCTAGGTTTTGCGCATATTCAGCTTCGAGTCTGTCAATTTCTCCACTTAACTTACTTGTAAGTACTGCTTCGAATATTGCTCCAGCTTTATCACGGAATCCATCTGAAAGTGTTGCTTCTTCTTTGATGATTGCGTCTAAATCTTCGTCAAAATCAATTGATTCAACTTTAGCAACGGCTTTAGGGTCTGCGACCTTTTTAACACCGCCATCTTTAGCTTTATCAGCTGATTTGATTGATTCTTCTTCACCATCAATAGAAACTAACTTTGCAAACATTTTTTGCGCGTCTTCTTTGCGAGCTGCTTTAAGCATATCTACTGCTGCTTGAATTACACCAGCCTTTGTCTTTGGAACTTGAACAGTCTCCTTTTTAGGTTCATGTTCTTCTTCCTCATCCTCGTGCTTGCCTTCTTCAAGAGATTCGCTTTCTTCAGATTCAACTTCCTCGTCTAAAACTTCTTCATTTTCTACGAGCTCTTCAGCTGTTTCTTCTGAAACCTGCTCTTCTTCAACAGCATCAACTACTTCTTCAGCTACATTATTTAAAACGTCGTCTGACATAGTTTTCTCCTATGATTTTAGATTTAATTTAGAGAGGAAATTCTTAAAAGCTCGTATCTCAGCTTCCGGCAATCCAGTAGCTGGAGTGCTTTTAATTTCAGTCTCAATTTCTTCAATATCTCGTTGACGAATAAGCCCATTATCCCATATCCATTCAACTCCTTCCATAACACCATTTACAAATGCAGACGGTGCGGATGGATCTTGAACTATATCTATAGTTGATAACATAAAGTCATCTCCCACATATTGAGCTCCATTCTTCTGTACGAGACTTCCCATACCACGACTTGATACACCAAGCTTAACACCACCTTCGAGCAAACCTTCAACGATTTGTCCCATTGGGGTCTTAAGAATTGATGCTTTTCCTATAACATCATTTCCCTGCCAATGCAGATCAGTGATCTTATGCGAAACTTTATCAAGGTTTACTGTTGGTCCTTCTGGATGATTTAACTCTCCAACAGCTCTTCCTTGTTTAACTTGTTCGGTCACATATTTATTAACAGCCTTTTCCATGACTTTCTTTTCGTATATACGACCATTTCTGTTCTTTTGATTTGATTGCATGAATACGCCTTCAATAAAATAGTTCTTTGAACCATCTTTTTTGGCTTCTGCAATTACTTCTAAATTGTTTTCTACGTATTCAGTAATTAACTTCATATTAGATACCTAATAGTTTTACCATATCGTCTGCAGCTTTTGAAGCTTCTTTTTCATTTTTGTAGTTATTATCGAGTAATTCGCCATCTACATATACAGAAAATTTGTTGCCCTTTTTAGCAAGAACAACTTCTTTGTCTTTTCTTCTACCAGCTTTATATGATTTAACTTGTTTTTCACCGCTAGCAAGTTTAAGCTTTTCTCTTAGTTCTACAAACGAATGCATTTAATCCTCTTGAGGTTCTTCTTCAGCTCTTTTACGCTGAATCATACCTGATGCAATTTCTATCTTTTTTGCA